GCCGATCCCGCTCTTCGGAACCTTAGGCAATTTAATTGGTTTCGATAACGAAGAACGTAAGAAGAAAGAAACGATTCACTCGAAAGAAGAATTGTGGCATCGAATTGAAGATGCGTTCGAAGACGCCATGGAAAAGATTAAGAAGTTCTTTCAAGGAGATTTTACTGCAAAGATATATGATATCATACTCAAAGCTCCAGGTTGGATTCTGCAACAGTTTCCAATCGTAAAGAAAATCCTCGACACAATCGAACTGATCATTAAGATCTTTCGCGGCGACGTATCGATTTGTCAGGTTTTAAATATCATTTTAAAGCCGATATTTGGTATTCCAGATGCGATCTTAAAATTCATTCCGAATTGCATTGAGATACGTAGAACGAAGTACGGGTTAGAACCGAATCCAGACAATCTGCCAAAGTGGGCTCAGCCTGCTTCTGCCGCAGTGTGAAGTGGATTAGGCTGACATGTTAGATCAATATTCAGTATCAGAAAACGGATATTTCTTTACGGATGTCAGCGCACCGGCTGTTCCGGAAGTTTCTTACGGGGATTTAAATCCGCCGGTCGCAATACGTTTTACTGTGCCAGAACCTGGAGTCACCACGGTTGAAATTGATGGTTGGTATATGCCGACTTTCGTACGATGCGAACAGAATTGCGTTGATGATCTATTGCTATGTGCAGTTTATGTATTTGCAACAGATCATGATGTTGCTGTTGATGATTGGTATCCTTTCAGACACGAAGTCAACGATACGTTTGAGGTCGGAACAGTTGTTTCGTACGAAGATTGTGATATGATTTTGACTGATTTTGTGTATGATGGCAACAACAAGCTTCTTTCTTACATTGAAACGAATAAATCTACATTTGTAATGGTACGATATGACTTTACTCGTTCAGCCGGTCCAGGATTAGATGCGATTGGTAGCAACGAAGATTATCAAAACTTTGCCTTTACTGGCCAGGTTGGGCTTCTCTCTGACGATGTTGCAAATGTCGACATCGAAAACTATGAGATATTAGAAACCATCATATAATCATTATAAATAAGATAAAGTAGTAGGGTAATATGGCAGACAGAATAGATGCACTGACAACGAGGAAAACAACACAGCGCGATCCTGTGTTCACAGACTTTTATAATGACTTTAACATACATCCTCAGAACAAGAGACTCGCTCTTCACACTGACGAACAGGCTGTCAGAAGATCGATGCGTAATATCTTACAAACGAATACCAAAGAACGGTTGTTTAATCCAGAATTTGGAGGCGGACTTCGTAGATTCTTATTCGAAGATATTTCTGTTATGACGGCGGATTTGATTAAAGACGCTGTGACGGATTCTATTACCAAATATGAACCACGCGCCAGAATCATCGACGTCTTAGTGATATCAAACGAATTTGCGCATTCTTATGAAGTATCAGTCTATTATGAGATAATAAATAATGCTAATCCGCAGACACTTCAACTCACCCTTTATAGAGTAAGATAATGGCAGCAAATTCCAGTATAGTCCTTACACAGTTAGACTTTGATTCCTATAAGGATTCGTTGAAGACTTTTCTCAAATCTCAAGACAGATTTAAAGATTACGACTTTGACGGAAGTAACCTTTCGGTTCTTCTCGATGTGCTTTCGTATAACACTTATCAGAACGCGTTCTACCTGAACATGATCAGCAACGAGATGTTTCTCGATTCTGCTAAGCTTCGTGATAGTGTCGTTTCACATGCCAAAGAATTAAACTATCTTCCGAGATCCTTTCGATCTTCATCAGCCGTGATTCAGCTTGTCATCACTTCTTCAGATGCATCAAAGCGCTCGATTATTATTCCAAAGGGTACATCATTTACTTCGCGTGTTGATGACTTCACTTATAACTTTAGTACTACTGAAAATTATGTGATTACGAATAGAACTCCGTCAGGATCAAACTTCGTATATGAAAGCGAAGCGATTCGAATTTACGAAGGTAACTACTTAAGTGATACCTATACCGTAAACTATGATAGACCACTTGTCTATAAGATTAGTAACAAGAGAGTGGATCTTGAAAGCCTGCTTGTGACAGTTTTCGAAGATAACGGAACGACTGTTCAAACTTACAAGAGAGCGACTTCTCTTTTCGGCCACGACGGGAATTCAAAAGTCTTCTTCTTGCAGCCAGGACTCGGTGACGCATATGAAGTTGTCTTCGGTGACGGAGTCGTTGGAAGAAAGCCAAAGAACAACTCTGCAGTAATTATCGAATATCGCGTATGTACCGGCGAACTTCCAAACGGCGCATTTAAATTCATTAATACTGCTCGTATTGACAACGAACCAAATGTTGTTATTGAAACTATTACTGCCGCTGCAGACGGCGCGGTTGCCGAAGATCTTAACTCGATTAAGTATAACGCGCCGCGCGCATTCACTACACAAGAACGTGCTGTGACTTCTGAAGACTACGAGAACTTGCTGAAAGCAAACTTTCCCGAAATTAATGCTGTGGTTGCATATGGTGGAGAAGATGCTAATCCTCCTCAATACGGCAGAATCTTCTTGTCTATCGATCTCGATGAGGTCGACGGTCTTCCAAAGATTAAAGAAGCAGAATATAAGAAGTTTCTAAGATCTCGTTCTTCTGTTGCCATTGAGCCGCTATTTGTTTCTCCTGATTACACTTATCTGTATGTTAATACAAATATTAAGTACAACATCAACCTGACAGGTTTGAATCCAGAAGATATTCGTACTAACGTTATCGATTCTATTCTGAACCACGCTTCTACGAATCTGAATAACTTTGGCCGTACACTGCGCTACTCGAGATTTATTCGAGATATCGACGCCGCAGAAACAAGCATTATTAGTAACGAAACTCAAGTTGAACTCGTCAAGTATCTGACTCCAGTGCTGAGTACGACAGTCACTTCTACTCCTACGTCAACTTCTGGTTCGCTTGTATCATTGGCAACTTCAGGCGTAGTGTCATCTGGCCAGAATGTAACGATTGACTTTAAAAATCCTTTAAGAAACGATGTTCCAGGTAAAGGTGCAGAGCACTTAATCGGTGACATTCATATCGTAAGTTCTTCGACATTTACCTATAATGGTTTGGCAAACTGCCGTCTTGAAGATAACGGTGATGGTATCATGCGTATCATCAATACTTCTGGAACACAGCACAGAACCATTCTTGATATTGGTACTGTTGACTATGATACTGGTATCATCAGAATAGACAACTTTAATATTACTAATTATACTGGCACTTCTTTGAAAGTGTACGCTAAGCCACGCAATCTTGACATCACTTCTTCTCAGAACGTGATACTCAATATTCTTGAAAATGACGTCGACGTCACAATTGAACAGATCAGAGAATAATGAAGAATATAGAAAAAAGAATATCTCCGTTAATTCAGAGCCAATTCCCTTCTTTTTACCAAGAAGAGGGTGAGAACTTCATTGCGTTCACTCGAGCTTACTATGAGTGGCTAGAATCGACTAACAATCCTTTGTATCATACTCGTCGACTTCCAACATATAGAGACATCGACGACACTACAGACGACTTCATTGTTCACTTCAAAGAGAAGTATCTGAAGAACATTCAGTTCGATACTGCCACAAACAAGAAACTTCTTGTGAAGAACTCGCTCGATCTGTATCGTGCAAAAGGTACAGAACGTTCGATCGATCTCTTCTTTAAACTTGTATATGGTACGGCTGCTGAAGTAAACTATCCAGCAGAAAAGATCTTCCGCCTTTCAGACGGCGTGTATGAAAAACCAGAATATCTTGAAATCGGATACTCGATCTATAATATCGACTATGTCGGCAAGCAAGTTGTAGGACAACTTTCAGGCGCCAAAGCTTTTGTTGAGAAGTACATTCGTAGAAGAGTCGGCAAAGGCTTCGTTAACCTACTTTATATTTCTGGAAGACAAGGCGAATTTCGCAACGGCGAAGTCATTGGTCTAAATATCAATAATGAACCCGTATTCGATATTACCAAAAGATCGAAGCTAATCGGTTCTGTAAAGAGAGTCACAGTTCAGACACGCGGCCGAGACTTTACTGTCGGAGATATCGTAAGATTTACGAACAGCGATCGCGGCCTCGGAGGTTTAGCACGAGTAGAATCTACTAATTCTCAGACCGGCCTTGTTGATTTTATTTTTACAGACGGCGGATATGGATACACACTTAATGCCGAATCGATCGTCTCTGAAAAGGTATTAAACCTGAATGAAGTGGTTGCAGATTTTACGGCTGAAAACTACTATCGACTGTTCGAACGTGGTGTTCAACCTGTAGTCAATATCGGATACAGTGCGGCCACATCAAACGTTTCAGTAGGCAATACTGTATATCGTTATGCGGCGAATGGTATGCTTGCTGCACAAGGAAGAGTGCTCGAAGTTGCACCTTCTTCGAATACAAACGGTTTTATTTCAATATCACATACTTCAGGTGTATTCGTTCCATCTGCTACCTATTATACCGGAACGAATAACACAGGAACAAGCTTTACAGCAAGTACACTGACAGACAAGTCAATGTCTGGTAAGTTCATGAACATACC